CGCGGGCGCGCTCCCTGGTGATCGGCGGATCTGCCATGGTCACGCGCGTGCCGTCCTCGTAGCGCGTGGCGCCATGGCCGATGGTGGGCACGTCGCCGCGCACGGGGATGATGGGCGCGGCGCTGAATCCTTCGGCCGCGATCCAGGACGCCAGAATGGCGGCGCCGATGCCCAGGCCTGCGGCAGGCACTCGGCTCCCGCTCATGGCCGCGCCTCGCATGCTGCGGCCAGCTCCTGCGCCTGGCGCGCGCGGCGGTCCTCACGCTCATTGCTCCAGCGCCACAGCAGGTAGATGACCTGCAGCACCACGTAGAGGATGGTCAGGGCCGTGGCCGTGTGGGTCATGGTCCAGCCGTTGGCGACGTTGGTGGCCACCACGGTGACGGGCGGCGCGGCTTTGGCGCCCTCCACGGCCGCCGTGCGCACGATGGTTTCTCGATCCATATCAGTCCTTGTTGTCGAATTGGTTCAGCCGGCCCGACATGGCATCGAGCGTTTGGCGGCTCTGGGCTTGGATCTGGGCCACGCGCTCGCGCGAGTCGGCCTCGATGTGCGCCACCTGCAGGCGCACGTCCTGGTCGCCCTTGATCTGCAGCGTCTTGTTGGCCAGGTCGGCCTGGGTCTTGGCCAGCTTGCGGCGCAGCTCGTCCAGCTCCAGATCGGCGTCGCGGCGCACGGTGGCGGCCACGCCCTCCATCTGCTGGGCCAGCGCCGGGTTGCCGCCGGCGGCGCGCAGCTGCTCGGCCTCTGCTTCCAGCTTCTCGGCGCGGGCGTTGATCTCCCGGACCTTGGCCTGCTGCTCGGCCAGCGCCTGGCGCGCGCTCTCCTGCTGCATCTGCAGGGCCTCGGCCTGGGCCTGCATTTGCTGCTGGACCTGCTGCTGCTCCTCGGGCGTGAGGGGCTTGTTGGGGTCGCGCTCGCCGGTGAGCTTGCGCAGCTCGTCGGCCACCAGGTCGTTGTTCGGCAGGTCCGAATACTCCATGGCCAGCGTCATGATGCGGATGGCCACCTCGGGCGGCAGGCGGCCCGCCAGCTGGTTCAGGCTTTCAAACATGACTTGGCGCAGCGTGCCCGAATAGTCCTGCTCGGACACCACGAAGTCGGCCATGCTGGACGTGATGTCGTTCAGGTAGCGCACGCTCCCGTCTGGTTGGACCTCGGGCTGGTTGACCTTCACCCAGTCCAGCCGGCCCTTGTGGCCGGACAGGCGGATCACCTTCTCCTCGGTGTACCACTGCTCCACCAGGCTCAACAGCTTCTCGCCCTGGATCTGCACAGCGAAGCGCAGGTTGTCGAAGGGCTGCGTGGTCACGACCGAGCCCTGCAGCTGACGGGCCTCGATCGCGCGGCCGCTGACGGCATTGGTGCGCCGGCCCAGGTTCTCGTCGCTGATGCCCGCAGACTTCTGGATGGCCTGGCCGTCCAGCGTCATCATCTGCACCTGGCCGGCCGCCATCTCGCTGTCACGGTGGACCTCGAACTTCTTGCCGGCCTTGTAGATCACCATGCCGTCCGGCTGGTTGACCTCCTCGCGCGCTTCGTTGATGTCATCGAAGGCGCCCTTCTCCGCAAAGATCTGGTTCGTAGAGAGCAGGAACAGCGCCTTGCTGGCCCGTTTGTTCAGGTCCATCTGCAAATCGCGCACGCGGCGCACCACGCCATAGGGCATGCGGTCGCGGCCGCGCCGGTAGCACCAGATGGGCGTCAGGCTGAAACTGTTGTGGCGCATGGGCGTTGGGCCCAGGGCCAGCAGATGACCCTCGGTGAAGACCGCGACGTGCATGCGCATGGCGACACGCTCCACGATGGAGCCGCCGTGCGCACCCACCACGGCGCGCAGCGCATGGTCCCAGGGCTCCACGAACGAGCCCTTGAAGGGGCCGCTGGTCACCACCTGGACGGACGCCGGCATGCGGAACTGGCACTCGATAAGGCGCACGCGGCGCCGCGCCTCGCTGTCGATGTTGCCGCGCCCGCCGGCAAGGTAGCTGCCGCTGGTGCCGCTGACATGGCGCGCGCTGGTGTGGCCCTGGAAGAAGAATTCATCCTCGGCCCACTGCTGGGCGCTGAACTCCTCCTCGCGCAGCACGGCACGCTCCAGCACGTCGCGGCGCTGCGGATACATGGTGATGGCCACGTCCTCGTCCACCCAGCGCGTGCGGAACAGGTAGCGCGCATCGCTCAGGTCCGGCTCCATGGCCATCGAGTCCCAGAGCACATTGCGCCAGTCCTCGTACTTGTCGTAGATGATGTCCTTGGTGGGGTCGTTGCGCACCCCGGAGTCCACCCAGCCCACGCCCACTTTCACGGTGTCCTCGAAGGCGCGCGAGCGGTTGAACGTGGTGCGGTTCACGTCGCTGACGTACTTGAGCACCTTGGTCTTCACGTCGGCCAGCTGCACGTCGTCCTCGGCACGCGGCAGCACGCTCCAGTCCACGCGCGCGCGGCGCTCCGTGCCAATGAGCCAGTCGCACATCACGGCCACCTCGTTGAACACCAGGGGCACCTGGCCGCGCTCCTCCAGCGTGGCCGCATCGGCCGGGTCCCACTGGTCGCCGTCGTAGTAGTCGGCGTCGATGGACATCTGCAGGCGGTTCTCGGCCTGGATCTCGCGCTCACGGTAGTACCAGCTCAGGAGCTTGCGCAGGGTCTTGCGGGCCTCGGGCTGGTCCAGCGGGTGCGGCGGCGTCTCCTCGTCGGCGTCGAACTCCAGCGGCACGTCGTTCAGAATGCGCTCGCCCACGCCCGCGCGACGGTTGAAGCGGGCCTCAAGCTGGGACATATTCGACCCCCAGGTCCGGGATGGTCAGGGCTTCGGCCGCGATTTCCTTGCCATCGGACTTGACCACCAGGGTGCCGAACTCCTGGCCCGCGCGCTGCCATGTGGGTTCGCTGGGCATGCTCACCAGGTCGGGCAGGCCCTCGTTGACGATGGTGGCCACGCGCACCCAGTTCGGCCGGTTGGGCTCGATGCCCAGCACCTCGCAGGCCTTGACGCAGGCGCGGGCCAGGTAGGCCGGGTCATCGTAGAGATAGGCCGCGCTCTCCATCACCACGTACCAGGGTGATTTGGGGCGGTAGGCCGGGATCAGGACCAGCGCGCGCTCGGCGTTGATCCAGGTGTAGACGGCCAGCAGGTCCCCATGCTGGCGGTGAAGGTGCGCTTTGCGCAGGTCGATACATGCAGGCATGCCCGCGAAAGTGGCAGGCTTGGTACGGGATCAGCGCGCCATGCCGCCCGCGCGTCGCCTGAGAGGCACAGCGCCCGCTGTGTCGTTGTCCATGCGCGGCAAGGACATGGCGATGTAGCGCCATACGTCGGCGCCGTGGCTGGCGTCGTCGTGCAGCGGCTTACCCGGCTCCCCTGTTCGTGGATCGATCAGGCGTTTGTACCGACTCAGGCAATCCAACAGCAGCCCGCATTTGCTTTCATCGACATATGCCGTGGAGAAGATGCCACGGGCCATGCGGATGCCAGCCTCTGTGCCGAAGATCGGCAACACCTCGACCTCGCGGCCCAGGTCTTCCAGGATCTGGGCAGATGTCATCCCAGTCTTGGCATCACCCTGGTTCGCATCGTGGGGCAGAAAGTCTGTGCCCCAGCGGTAGGGCAGCTTCTCCATCTCCTCGATGTAGCTCTCCAGCGTGCGCCGGTTGTCCTGCAGATAGTTGATGACCCGCCAATCCACGGGCGTGCGCTGGACCATGGCGATAGCCATGTTGTCCGCGTAGCCCAGATCCCAAACCGTGTGCACGGGCAGCTTGGGGTTGTAGGGCACCAGGCAAACGCGGCCATCTGTGTAGAGCCGTTCCACCTCCTTGGCATAGATCGCGCCCGCCACGGTGCGCTTGGGCTGGCCCTCCCACACATTCCAGTAGCTGTCCGGGTCGCGCTTGAAGTGCCGGCGGCGTTCCTTCTCCAGCACCTCGGGGAACCAGGGGTTGTCCCGCCAGTTGATTTCGCACAGCCAGGTGTCGCTGTCGGCCGCATCGATGAACCGGGCATAGGTGGCGTCTGTGGCCAGGTCCGGGTTGAGCGTGAGCCAGATTTCCGAGCCAGGCCGGCGGATGGTCGGCACCAAGACCTCCCAAGACCGCGCGCTGACGCTCTGGGCCTCTTCCACCCACACGATGTCGATAGCCTCATAGGATTTGATCGAGTCCACCGTGTGGCTCTGCAGGCCCGCGAACAGGATGAGCGTGCCGTTGGCGCCGCGGATCTCCGTGTCCAGCACCTCGTAGAAGCCGCCCAGGCCCAGCGCCGTGATCTGGTCGGACAGCAGGCGGTGCACCGAGTCCCGCATGGACTTCTGGATCTCGCGCGCGCACAGGATGCGCAACGGCCGGTTGCTGCCCATCACCAGCAGGGCCATGGCCACGGACCAGGACTTGGCGCCGCCGCGCCCGCCGTACATGACCTTGAAGCGCTTGGGCTGGAACAGGCCGCGCAGCTTCGAGGGGAACTCGACGCGGACGCGGGAGCGGTCTACCTCGTAGTCCTCGGCAAAGTCCGGCTCCGGGTCCTCGCCGGCCAGGTGCGCGGCCTGCATGCTGGCGGACAGCAAGCTCATGCGCCCTCCCCGTCCCGTGGATCGTGCTCACGGGCAGGCGCGTCCACGAAATGCAGCTCGAAGTGGCCCACGTTGCCGCCGCCGTTCGGCCCCTTGCCCGCGTCCTTGTCGTTCATGCCAAAGGCCTGGCGCTCCATGTCCACCACGATGCGCAGGCTCTCGGCCAGCACCTTCATGGTCTTGGAGCGCTCCGGCAGGCTGATGACCTTCTGGTAGAGGTCGTTCAGCTTGTCCATGCCGTTGTCGTCAGGCGAGCGCAGCATCTCGCCCAGCTCCTGCAGGTAGGCCACCGTGTCCGCGTCCGCCATCTGCTCCAGCTCATCCAGCAGCGCATTGGTGATCTTGCGTGCCCGCTGGATGTCCCGCCTGTGCGCCAGCCGGATGGTGGCCACCGCCTGCGCATTCGCGTCCACCACCTCACGTTCGGACGCACTGCGTTCCGTGCGTACCTCGCTGCGTACCGCCTCCTTGCGTACCAGCTGCTCCGCCTTGTCCTGGATGCGCTCCGACAGGTCACGGCTCCAGTCGTCACGCTTGGCTCGCTTGCGGATCGCCCCCTCGCTGATGCCCTGCTCTGCTGCGATCTGCCGAAGGCTCTTGATGCCTGCCCTGTAGTCCAGCTCGATGCGCGCCCACTGTGGGGCCTGCTTGTGTTCCTTGCTCATCCTCCCGAAGCTGGCAGGCTTGGGACGCGGTTTCGTCACATTTCACAAATTAACTACACAAAATCTTCAGGTATATCGCGAGCTATAAGTGAATGCAGGCTATGGTCTTTTTTGCTTTGCCAAATCAGCAATAGTCTCCATGCCTTTCATGATAATTGCCTGTGGATCCAAACCAAAAGACGAGGAATTATCGGATTTAGCATCTGCAAAGAAAACGCGCTGTGCAATCAATGCCCTTAACTCACTTCGCTTAGGCTCTGGAATTCCCTCCAAATAGGGTCCAAGTGCTGCGAAATCGAGGGAAGTCTTACGTAATTCCACAGCTTGCACTCTATGTCTCGCAGACTCCCTTGCGACATAAGCTATAGGTAAAGTTGCAACCAATGAAACAGCCAATCTTAAACCAGCCTGTTCCCAGGTAAATCCACCCGCTCGTAAATCCCACAATGTAAATCCAAGATAAGCGCCAACGATCAACATAAAAAGTAACCCTATACGTCGATAAAAATTAGCAGCCCTACTCTCCTCAACTGCGTGTCGTGCATAATCTTTTGCCAATGCAGATGTCGAAATATCTCCAGCCAATATTTTCGCTTGGCGGTGAAGCTCCGTTAAATCGGTTAACACGGATGATGCCTCATCCGCAACCTCAGTGATTTTTTTAGCAAGACTCTCTTTCTCTGCCTCTACAGCCTTACGGGCATCATCCCCTAACGCTGCTACAACTCGCTCAACACGTAGAGACACGTTTTCTGCAGTCTCACTTAATCCATTAAGCTGTGCCTCCATTGTAGACAACTTACGTTCTGCAACTTCAATGCTCGCCTGAACATCTGGAAGTGTCTCCCGCGTATGCTTAATCTGAACTAATGGAACACCTAAACCAACTGGATCTTTCCCAGTCTCTTCAATCAAGTGAGACTCACTGTAGTCCTTCAAATCGCGAGATAGCTCTAAAAGTTTTTTTCTTTCTGCTGCAGTCTTATTTTCATATTCTGGATATTTAGCAAAAGCATGAACTATGTTGATAGCAGCATTTGCAATTTGCTCCCCCAAATCAGCAGCCTCATCAATATTTGGATCAGAATGTTTAGTTACAATCCCAAACCTACTCATACGATCCTTCATGAATTTTGCAGGATCACCAACCGACTTCGGAACACCCGACGGCAATACAGCCAGCATCTTTTCATATACACGATGCACTGCCCCGATTTTCTCTCCCAAAATATTTATATCAATTTTTGAAGCTTCATATTTGTTTTGTTCCATAATTCACTCTCACTTACAAGGAAATATTTAACTGTACATTTGGAAATTAACAAACCACCGACATCTTAACTAAAATCTCAGCATCCCCTGTGCTGCCAATAATTCAAAAAGCCGGATTCCTACCAACCACGTATGCGCGTATCCAGTCGATCTCATTCTGCCGGGTTCCAAGGAAAGAGCCAAATCATTATGGATTAACCAAGACTCAAATGTAAAGCAGCGCTCTCGGCACCTTGGAATAAAAAATCCAGCCCAAATGACTCGAGGCTCATTCTGTAACGCTATAGAGCTGCAGCGCACGTTGCAGCCTATCCCCCTAGGGTTCTGGACCTTGTGCAGCAGTGCCTCGGAGCTCTGGCCTAGTGGGCGCTGGCACACCTTTTGGAAAGGATTGCAGTCCAAGGTTGTCAGCTGTTGCGCCAGCGGGATGAACAGCACGGCGCACTCCGTCCGATATGCTTAGATGTCACCCGCCTGTGGCTCCCATTCCGTGATATTCGTCATGTTGTCGATACCTTTTGCATGTCTTGCTCCTCTTTCAGTCGGTAACGCAACACCGGCTTGCGCGCCGGCAGCTCGGTGATCCGGCTTTCCACCTGCCTCTCGCGCACCAAGTACAGCAGTGCCCAATCGATCTCCCCCTTGCTGCGGCCCAAGGCCAAGACCAGCTCGTAATGGAAAAACCAGCGCCCGGGGCTCTGGCGCAGAAACCGCAGCAGCACGTCGGTGCCACTGCCCGGGCGGATGACGCCCGCAGGACGCGGGTTGTTGTGCCGCGCCCCCTCCTCGTGCCAGCCCTCCAGCTGGCCAGCCATCCAGTCCATGCAGCTCAAGCGGGGCCACCTTCTTGTTTTCGCGTGTCGTCGCGGTTCATCTTCGCGGCCTTGGTTTCCAAGATGGTCCTCTTTCAAAAATCCAGAATCGGCGTGGCGTTGAGCAGGCCAAGCGCCCACAGCACAGCGGCGCGGTCGCGGACATCGATGTTCGGGGCGTAGGCCAGCGCGCGCCATGCCAGGACCTGGCGCAGGTGCGCAGCCATGAACGCGGCTTCCTTGCGCTCAGCAGGCGCAGGCCCCTGGTCCAGCCAGGAATGGCACGCGGCGCAGCCCCAGGCGCTGTAGTGGTCGTCAGCCTTCCTGCGCTCGCCCTTCCCATGGATGGACAGATTGCTGTGGCAGCAGACGACCGTGGTGCTGTCGTTCGTGCAGATCCCGGGGAGCAGCAGCAGGCACTGCTGGCCCCTGGCCAAGGCACGTAGGCGCGGATTGCGCCGGGGCACGGTCTTCGGCGCGGGCACGACCTGGTGCTGGTCGATGAGCGCCACGGTGGCAGCGCGCGGCCGGGCCTCGGCCATGGCGCGGGCAGCACGGGCCTCCAGGCGCTGCTCTCGCGCCAGCTCGTGGGCGGCATGGGACGCAGGAGCGGCCCGCCGGCGGAACCCTGCCCCGCCGGACTTGAAGGCAGTGCGGCGCATCAGGGGCACACCCCGCCAATCACCTCGCCGGTGTCCGGGTGGGTCTGCTCCCGCTCCCACTCCTCAAAGGTCGCCGGGAACTCCACGTTCAGCTCGTTGATGGCGTGGGCCATCACGCGGTCGATCAGGTCGCCGTACTCGCGCACGCCCAGGCTCTCCGTGCTGATGCGCTCCTGCGTGGTGGTCGTGGCGCCGCTGATCGGGTCATGGTGTGACACCGCGCGGCTGCCCAGGTACTCGGCGCGGAAGTGCTCCTTCCAGGTGGCTTTCGAGTGCCGGCGGCCGTCGATGACCACCTGGCGTGCGATCTCGGCCAGCACGAAGTCGTGATAGAAGGTCCGTTGCCTGTCGGTCTTGGCGTCCTCGTGCAGACGCACGAACACCTCCAGCCGGCGGCCAGCCTCCCACTGCTGCATGCACCAGGGCGCCACGCGCTGCAGGAAGTTGGCCCGGGCCTGTTCAGGGCCGTCCCAATGGGCGTGCAGGGCGATTTCAGCCACGGCCACCTCCCCGCAGATCCGCAGCGCGGCGGAATGGCCAGGCCACCATGGCCGCATCGCGGCTGTGCTCGTTGCTCGGGCCGGTCCAGCCCGTGACCGCAGCGAAGCGCTTCGCATCCAGCTTGCCACCCTTCCCGGCCGGGCTGATGCCGTGGGCCGAGATGCCAAGGTCTGCACAGTGGGACGTGATGTCCGCACAGCGCGCGTCCACCTGGCCCACGTTGCGCGCCATCTTCGAGCTGGCAGCCTGCGTCTTGGCGCGCGTCCAGGTGTGAGACTGCAGCCGGCTGTCCTCGAAGACCACGCGCGACGGCATGCGTGCGGCCAGCGTGCGCTCGATGTGGTGCGGCGGGATCGTCAGCAGCTCCACCAGCTGGCCGTCCACGAACACGGCCACGCCCGTATTGGCTCCAGGGTCCATTCCAAGGATCACGCTCATGCCCGTGCCCTCCCCGGGATCAGTGCGGTGAACATGCCGCCCTCCTCACGCCACGTTTCGTTCCTGCGGATCTGGCCGATGGTGGGCTTCGACACGCTGTAGCGCTCTGCCAGCACAGTCTCCGATTCCGCGCTCGCACGGATGGCCCGTACCTTCTCGATGGTCAACTTGCCGCGCGCTGCCTGTTGTGCGCGGGCAATGCGCAGCTTGGTCAGCGGCGTGAGGCTGCGGCCTCGCGATTTGTCCGCGCGAGTTCCCAGCTTCATGTGCTCATAGGCCACGCATGCCGGGTCATCGCAGCCCGCACGGACTGTCTGCTGCAGGCCCAGCGGACCCCGCTTGATCGTCCAGACCACGCGGCGGGCCGCCGTGGGAGGGCCGTCCGGCCCAAACCGCACCATGGGGCCGCGGCGCGGGTCGATATAGCCAGTCCAGACCAGGCACCCGTCCACGGTGCGCTTGCACTTGCCCTCGATCAGCTGCAGGCGCAGCTCGTCGGGCATCACCCAGTCGGTGACCACGTAGTGCGGGAAGCGGTCCAGCTGGATCAGCCGTATGAGGCCCTGCCCCGCCAGCTCATCGATGATGGCGCGCAGTTGGGCGCGGGCTGGATCAGACATCGTGCCGGCCAAGGCGGCGTACTGCACGGGGCCGGCCTCGATGGCCGCCAGCACCTGGTCGCGGGCAAATTCAAACCTGCGGGTCATTGGGAATTCCTGAGCGAAAAGTGATACACGCCAAACCCATCGGGGCCGGTGCTTTCGGGGCGGACGCGGCCGGCGCGCACGGCTGCCTCGGCCTCCACCTGGTTGACGGAGATTTCGCGGCCGCGCTGGACCGCGTAGAAGCGGAACCCGGGCCGGTAGCGCAGCACGGCGCCGGTCTTGAGCAACTGCAGCAGCGTCATCGCGGCCAGCCCTCCAGGCCCAGGGCCTGCATCGCGGCGCGGATGGCCGTGCGCGTCAGCGTCTGATCGCCGGCCTGCACGCGCGCCACGATGCGCCGAGCCCAGTCCTTGCCATCGCCCTGCGGCTCGATCTGGAGGTGCACAGGCGCCGCGTTGGGCGCCGGCAGTGCCAGCCAACCATGCTCTTCGGCGTGCGTCTTGCGGGGCGTGGCGGCCCTGCACATGGCTTCGAACTGCGGAAGGTGCGGCGGATAGTCCGGGTGCTCTGCCGTCAGGCGCGCAACAGCGGACTCGATCACGTCGGGCGCGTACTTGGCCAGCGTCGTGCGCCAGACCCGCATCGCGGCGCGCACGCCCAGGTCGCGGCCTTGGTCATCCAGCACGCCCGTGGCGAACTTGCTCAGGAACAGCGCCCCATAACAGCCCTGCATCATGAGGAAAAGATTCTTCACGGCAGGGTTGGCGGTAGGCTCTCGCGCACCGTCGTGCAGCGCTGTAGGTGCTAGCGCGGAAATGCTTTGCATGGGTCAGTCCTCCACGATGGCCGCATAGGCGGCGCTGTGTTTGTTGTTGGTCTGCGGGCCACGATTCGGCCCACCGACCGAGGGCGGAGGCAGTGCGGCAGCGAGCCATTCGAGCGGCTGCAAGGGCCGCGCCTTGGCGCATTCCCGCAGCTTGTCGATGAGCGCGGCATCGCCGTGGGCTTTACGGAGCCCTCCAAGGAACGACCGCGCAGCCTTGTCCGCAGTGCCGGCGTTGACCAGCATCGACAGGCCGTAGCCGAAGATGATTTCGCCCGGGTCGGTCAACTTGGCGGGGGAACCGCCCGTACCGTCAGGTACGGAATAAACAGGGTGTCCCTGTCCCTGTCCCTCTCCCTGTCTCTTGGAGTGGGTTTCGTCAGGGACATGTGGCCCTTGTCCATCGGGACCGGGATGGCTGTCCCCAGGGACAACACCGCCTTGTCCCTCGGGACAAGATCCTTTGTCACCAGGGAGCGGCAAAGGCTGTCCCGCAGGACGTCCCGAGGAAATCCACTCCTCGTATGAGGGACGTCCCACGGCTGTCCCGTGCCTGTCGTTGTGCTTTTTGATGCGCGCGCACTCCGTCCGCCAGCGCTGCATCAGCTTCGAGGCCCACGCATCCCGGGCCTTTTCCGCCACCACGGGGTGGTGGTAGCGGCCATCGCTGCAGAGCACCCAGCCATGCATGGCGCCTTCGCGCACACGCTTCCACTTCGGATCAATGCGCCCGCGCAGGGCATAGCCGGCCTGCTTCGCAATCCAGGCATCGTTGTCAGGCATTGAGCCCGCTGGCACTTGGTGCCAAGCCGCTGACCACAGCAGCACGGCAGCCCAACAGGCTTCCGGCGTTTCGTTGGCAGCAAGGTCCGAGTCACGCAAGCGCGCGACATCAAGGGGCATGAAGGCGAAATCAGCGAGGTCGCAATCCTCGGGAACCATGGGCTCAGGTAGTTGTTGCTCGTGCATTCCCCACCTCTTCCTCGGCCGCAGGCAGACCGAAGGTCTCCGGCGGGGCTCCAAGCGCTTCCACCAGCAGCGGATTGCCCCGCAGCTGACGCACGATCAGACTTGCCTCATGCAACGCTTCTTTCGCATGCTCTTCCAGCAGCGCCTCGATGTAGGCCGGGCGCTCCATGCCTTTGGCCCTAGCAAGCGCGTCCAGCACGCGCAGGGTGTTGGCATCGCACTGCTGCCGCAGTTCCATGGTGTCGGAGCAACTGGTGCGGCCTGTGCCGCGAGCGAACGCAACCAAACCACGGACGACACGGTGCAGGCGTCCGTCCGTTGAAGTGAATTTTTCAGCCATGAAAGGCCTCTTGAGAAGTAAAGGAGCCCGCCCTCTCCCGGGGCAAAATGGAAGGTTCCACACAACCATTCCCGAGAGGGGCGAACATGAACGAGATATTTGCAACAGCGCTGCTGTGCGTGCTGACAGAAGAACAAATGGACAGATTCAAAGACGTGGCCGTAGCGCTCACCGGGCAAGTCGAGCCAGCCGGCACGACAGAAGAACAAGAACAAGCGCAAATCCGCATCCAGGAATCAATCGCGCAGATCGACCAGTCGGTTCAGACGGCGATGCGGCTGCGGAACGTTCTTGCTCAAGTCGGACAACCTCCGCTGCGACTCGCGCCAGAGCAGAATCGTCCAGATTGAGATATGAAGGGCTTGGAGAACGTGCGCGCAGGCCCTCAATAACGCCACCAGCACCTACCAGCAAGGTCGCACGAGATCCCGCTCCAAGCGGGCTCGTCGAATCTTGGTTACGCATGCTTTGGCACCTCCGCTGCAGCAACCGGCGGCAGTTGGGCGCTGCCGTAGATGTGGTCAAAGCCGATCGACAAGCCTCGCTCCTTGGCCACTAGGAGCAACTTGCGAGCTGCCTCTGGTGGCAGGGACTGCCGCCCGTGTTCGTAGTGCCCAACATTGCTCTGCGTACAGCCCAACGCAGCTGCCATAGCTTTCTGCGTCATTTCCAGACGCAGGCGGATCGGTCGTAGGTGGTTCATGGCCAAATAGTAGCAATGCTGCTATCAAAGGTCAACAGTAATGCTGTTTCTTTCTTTTTAGTAGCTACGCTACTGTTCTGCCATGGCTATACGGAAAGTTAAGATCACCCCGGAAACCCAGGAGGAGTCCCTACGCCTGCGCGCGATCTGGGACGGGGCGCAGGGCAGACCGAATCAAGCTGCCTTCGGCGAGATGTACGACATCGGCAATCAAAGCGCGGTGGGTCAGTTCCTGCGAGGAGAGACCCCTATCAGCTTGAAAGCGGCCGTAGGTTTTGCCAAAGGTCTTGGGTGCGAGATTCAAGATTTCAGTCCTCGCCTGGCCAAGCTTGCCCACGAGGCCTCGCAGGTGCTGGGGAATGATGATGAAGCGGAGTTCATCACTGTCCGTCATGTCGCGATCAAGTTCTCAAATGGCACCGGTCGCATCGTGGTGGATGAGGGTACGAAGCCGCCCTTGCCCTTCCGAACAGACTTCTTGAAAGCGCTGGGAATCAGTCAGCGCAACGCCGTTGTTGTCGATGCGGATGGAGACAGCAACGTGCCATCAATCTATGAGCACGGTGTCGTACTCATAGACCGTGGTCAAACTGAGATCGTGAACGGCAAGTTCTACGCTTTCCGGGTCAACGGCAATCTGCTCATCAAGAAGCTGACGCGGTTGGACGATGGAGCAATCCTCGCAGTGTCCGAAAATCGTGCCTACGAGCCACGCGTTTACCGGCAGGGAGAAGACTTCGAAGTGCTCGGTCGAGCGCGCTGGACCTGCCACCAGCTGTAAAGCAGCAACCTTCGACACAAGCCACCAGTAGGTGGCTTTTTTGTGCCAAGTCGAAAAAATAACAGCATTACTGTTGACGCGGTAAAACAGCATTGCTACTATTCAACCCGTCGACAGTGATTTCACTTTGACGGCGACAGAGGCAAGTCCAGTCGCATCGCTCATGCAGCTTGGCAGGCTGGGTAAACAAAGCACCTCCGCAGGCGGCAGCGGGATAGAAAAGGTCGTCGTTCGCTCTACTGCTGCTGCGCCTGCCCGGATGGGGTTACAGGCGCGATCCGGGAAAGGCCGCGCGAAGTCCATACCCTGGGGCTGAATAGGGGGTTGAGGCATGCACTGGGATGCCAAGAAAAGAAAAGCCCAGACCAACGCCCGCCGGAGCGCATCCGGCCGGTCCTCGAACGAGGGCCATCACGCTGGCGCCCTGCCCCAGGACGCCGCCGCAATGGAAAACTACATGACCCTCTCCGAGATCAGTGGCGTTTCACCAATTTACAAGTTGCAAAAAACCAAGTGACTGGGCTGTCGTTGGCCAATGTTGGCCGATCAACTCTTGCGCTTAAGCCTCAGAAGAAGCCAATACTCATAGTCACTTACAAGCGAACTGGACCTCAGCACCAGCGTACGATGAACCGATCGTGTATGGCTTTGCCGAAGAGCTTTGCACAATCATCTGCTTTCCCTGCTTGGAGCAAAACGCGGCGGCTTCTTTGAGAATTTCCACCTTGGTAGCACTACCGTTGTAGGCCGTCATGTCTTCCTTCTCATACACATAGTTGCCTCCTCCCAAGTCAACGATGCCCGAATTAGTTGCGCAGCCAGCGAGAGAAGCGAAGGCGATGACACTGATAAGTTTTTTCAAAAAAATCTCCAAGTTGGAAGTACTCATTAGCTGGTGCGAATTGCAAGATCACACGCCACAATTTGTAACTCAAATGCTACCAGACGCAGGAGCAAGAATTGCGCTGGGAGTTGCTGCCATGGATCGCTGATGCCCAAAGAAGACGAGTAACACCAAGCCCGCGCAGCGGGCTTTACCTAATGTCCTCCATCACGCCAGCGCCTTGCCGCCAGGGCGCTACCGCGATGGAGCCGGAGCCATCCGGCAATCCCAACCTTTGGAGTGGGTTCTGACCCAGCTCCATCGAATCACCCACAAGGGCCTGCACACGCAGGCCCTTTTTCATTTCTGGAGGCCCACATGAATGCACGACTCCCCTCTATCTGCTGGGCCTCACTGGCCGAGGCCGAGAACGCGGCGCGCGCTGATCGCGCCGAGGCAGAAGACGCCGAGCTGGACACCTACGTCCGCGAGTACTACGGCCCGCCATTCGTGGCCGAGTTCGTGCAGGAGGCCCTGCAGGCCGCGCAGTACGAGCTGGCCCAGCAGATCGCCACCGCCAGCGAGCGCATGGGCCAGAGCCTGAACCCCGAACACCAGCATGGGCAACTCCATGGACGAGTGGCTGCGGTCCTATGCCCGCCAACGTGCCCGCGAAGACATCGCGGACCTTCAACGAAACCGCCACTGATCGAGGAGCCACCATGCACCAACGTGACGAAATCCCGGACCCGCCGCCGCTTGCATGGCTGATTGCCATGCTGCTGGGCATCAGCCTGCTGTGCCTGCAGGCAACGCTGGACGATGCGCCCGGCAAGGCGCCGCCCGCCACCGTCAGCGCGCTGGCGTGCCCCGGCATGCACGCCGAATGGGTGAGCGAGAGCGTTGTGGAATGCCACCGTGAAAAGCCATGAATCTGGCTGATCTGACCGACGCCGAGAAGGTGCCCATGCTGCTCGAAATGCTTGAAGAGGCCGGCGAACAACTGGATCGTGCGTGGCCTGCCGGCGGGCGCCGCTACCTGTCCGCCGTCCGCGAAATGCGCGGCGATCCGGAAGACCCGGAATGACCGCCCCATCCACCAAGCGCCACGCCGGCGCCGACCATCGCCCGCTGCTGCGGGCGTTTCTTTTTCCACAACCTGCGAGGTTCCCATGAACGCTGTTTCCAAGAAAGAGGCCGCAGCCCTTGAACTGGTGCCGGCGGCAGACGCTGCGCCTGCGCCCGCTTCCACCGTCCTTCCCACGACTCTTGCCGCCAACTTCATGCTGACGCTGCAGGAGCGCGGCGCAGCTACGGACCAGATCGAGAAGATGATGGATCTGCTGGAGCGCAACGAGCGCCACGAGGCCGAGAAGGCATACAACGAGGCGCTGGCCGCGTTCAAGTCCAAGAACATCCGCATCGTGAAGCGCAAGGCTGTGGACTTCACCACCGTCAAGGGCCGCACCAGCTACAAGCATGCCGAGCTGGACGACGTTGTGCAGGCCGTGGGCCCCGATTTGTCCGCTCTCGGATTCGCGTGGTCTTGGCAAACGCGCCAGGCCGGCCGCGACATCACCGTGGTGTGCAAATTGCGGCACCGCCTGGGCCATGCCGACACAGTTGAGCTGACGGCCCAGCCCGATGAAACAGGAGGCAAGAACGCCATTCAGGCGATCATTTCCACCACGACCTATCTGCAGCGGCACACGCTCAAGCAGATCACGGGTGTGGCCGAGGCCGGCGAGGATGACGACGGCCAGGGCGTCGCAGCGGCACCGCTGTCCGAGCATGCGCAGGGCTGGGTGGACTACATCAACAGCGTGCGGGGCACGGCCGAGTTCGAGACTGGCTGCCGCAAGGGCCGCGCTGCCCTCTCCCGTGATCGTGCCGGCCTCATGGCGTTCAACGAAGCCACGAGGAGTGCACCATGAGTGAAATCCTTTTCCGCTGCTCCAGCATCGGCAAGCTGATGACCGCGCCCGTCAGCATCGATCCCGCGCTCATCACTCCCGAGGTCGAAGCCATCCAGGCGAAGAAGAAGCGCACGGACGAAGAGAAGGCCGTGCTGGAACGCCTCAAGCTGGGCACGCTCAGCGAAACCGCCAAGACCTACATCCGGGAGCTGGTGCGACAGGAGCTTTGGGGTGTGGACTTCGAGGTGTCCAGCAAATACACGGACAAAGGCCTGGCGGTGGAAGCCGATGGCCTGGCCCTGCTGAACCGCGTGCGGGGGCTGGCCCTGGTCAAGAACACCGAGCGGCGCAGCGACGGCCAGATCACGGGCGAAGCCGACACCGTGGACCTGGGGCCGCGCCGCTGCGGCCACGACCTGAAATGCTCGTGGAGCCTGCAGACCTTCCCCGCATTCGTGCGCGACTGCGAGGACTCCCTGTATGCATGGCAGATGCGCGGCTACATGCGCCTGTGGGACGTGGACCGCTGGGAGGTCAACTACGCCATGGTCAACACGCCCGAGGATCTGCTGGGCCAGTACGAGCCACAGCAGCTGCACCTGGTCGAGCACATTCCAGAGCACATGCGCCTGACCACCTGGGCCATCGAGCGCGACCGTGCGCTGGAGGCGCAGATGGACGTGAAGCTGGAACTGGCCCGGGCGTACTACGCGCAGTGCATCGCGGAATTCGCGGCCACGCATCCGGCCCCTAGTCTGCCCACCGCTTTGCCAGCTGCGCCCTGGCAGCCGCCGTTGGAGCTGATCGATACCAAGCAGCCACCGCGCGTGCTGGGCCATGTGCAGGACGATGGCCGCGCCCTGATGCTGCCCGAGCAGCCAGCAGCGCCCGCCGCGCCTACAGAGACGGCAACTACGCTGAACATCGGGCAGATCAACAAGCGCCTGGGCATCTTCGATGTGAAAGCCACCACGGCCGCGGCCCTGGGCATTCCCACAGTCAAAGACCGCAGCGCCGTGCACCTGCCGGCCAGCAGCTTCACGGACTTCTGCAATGGGCTCATCGCCCATATCGCCGACGTACGCGACAGCTTTCAGGCCCTGCCATGAGTCTGCGCAGCGTTTTCCTTGGCCTCGCGGGCATGAGCCTGCTGGCCGGCAGCACTGGCTTTGCCGGCACCTTCCTTCTGGCTGCCGCATTTGTCAACTGATAAATGTTTCTCAACAATGCCCACCCTGGTGGGCTTCAACTTTCCTAATCAATCGGAGAAAAAAAGATGAACGACTACAAGACCCTGCTGCAGCAAAAGGCCGAGCTGGAGGCACGCATCGCTGAAGTGATGAAGACAGAGAAGGCAGGGGCAGTGGCCGAGGTCCGCAACCTAGTTCAGCAGTATCAACTGACCGAGCAAGATGTTTTTCCTGCCCGCGGCCCAAAAACGCGGGGATCTGTTGGTGCCCCCAAATTTCGCGACCCCGAAAGCGGCGCAACTTGGACCGGCCGGGGGAAGCCACCGAACTGGATCCAAGGGAAAATCCGTGCGAACTATTTAATAACCAAGGAAATTTAACAAATCAAAATTTGTAACCCAAATAATTAACAGCAGCAATTTTTGAAATTGCTGCTGTTAAAAAATTTTTCAAAATCATTTCCAAATCTTTATCGCATCGGCATATTCGCCCTTAAATTCCGAAACATATATATCATAATTTTTCGCAAATTTAACAAAAAGACCCCAATGAGCCTCATCGAAATTTATTCCTTCTTTGAAATTATCACCATTTAACGCGCAATGCGCATAATATCCAAACATATATTGACAAGTCCTCTCCTCAAGAAACCCAGAGTTTATTAGCAACTGAATCTCCTCAATAAACACCAGGAACTTCCTGTTCTTCTCCCAATATTTCTTCCCCGCCAACTCCTCATCATCCCCGTCCAAGTGCTGCAGTACATCTTTTAGATCTTTATCATCAAATAATCTACGGTGTTGCTCAAGAAGAAATTTCGCGGATTCTAATTTTTCAGCGTATTTCTTCTGAGCTCTACCCACAGCTATATCTTCCAATATTTTATGAACAGTAAAAACCCCCACAAGTAAACTAATAATAATAGCAGTGCTTTGCCATGTAGCCGACCATTCTGCCATTGTCATGCATTTCTCAAAGACCAGAACATCTACAGCAGAACAAAAGACCGCATCCGCCATTGTTACTCACCCTTTAGTTGAGATATCCCAGTAATTTCTATGCGCTTTACTATCTCTTTTGCGTTAGTCGTCTCATAGCCATGAAAAACACGCTTCCCACCTTGAGCTGCTCCCCAATTTGCGCCTTCATTTATTGAAGCGGCGGCGGCTTTGTGTACAAGCACGCCTACGCCGTCATGATCCATTATTTTAAATGGAACTGTGCGCCCAAGGTCATCGATATATACACGACCGGCGCCCGTTAGTATGTTATACCGAGTAACATTCCCAATCCACGCATGCTCAACATTTGACTTATTTGATTCAGCAACATATTCCAAAGTTGTGCGGTTCAACACTATTTTGTCACCTGATTTTGGACGATAAAATCGTGCCACCTCAGCATTACGGGACAAAATGGGTCTGTGAATTTGTACTAGATGGCGCTCCAATTCAATAGCCATTTCATCAAAAACGTAAGGCTTTTCATCTATAAGTTTTTCAAGATATGGAGTCTGCGGCTCATACTCCTCACCGACTGCATTAGCAATTGCATAAGCCAGGTAGTCCCAATATTTATTTACAATAACTGTTCTACCATGCTTCTCGATCACTTTTTCATCAAAAGAAACCTCAAGATCTATCTCAAAACACCCTTTTCGCGCACCCTTTAGATAGGTATTAAAATCTTTCTTTTTTACAACCCTGTTCCTAACTTCATCATCATGCACGAATCCATGCGTAATGAGGTTAGTGGCGGTCGCAAGACCCTTTATAGCCTCAGAGGCCTCAAAAAGCTCCATTCGGCCCTCATCCGCAATTAAACCTTCATATTCAATAACAACTGATGTTTGCATTTTGCCGGTGTTTTTAAAAAATAAAAACGCAAATTAATATTTGCAACCTCACTTGAGCAAGCCACTCAATGCAGCTCAAGCTATGAAACAGATGGTAACTCAAAGATCGAACAACAGTCTATCCAGAAATAGATTTCATCAACTCCCAACATATGGCCCATAGACCATGTGATCCATCCCTCTCGGGGATATCAATGTTTGCATTTAGCAACATTACTCAATCAACTTCTTGACAAGGACAGAACGATGGATCGCAAGATATTTGCACTGATATGGGCTGAATGCTCCTACATTGACGCGGTGGTCAAGGCCCCATGCAAACATGACATCTATCACCCATGGTCCAGAGGTCATGATCTGCCCATCATCCGCAAAGCTGATTAGATGACGATCGAATAGTAGATCCACATGCGGCGACAGCATCAGCCCATTCTGCCCGTCCAGTCGCTCCTCATTCGAGCAGTCCTTCCAGGCCTTGATGTGGCTGGCTACCAGAAGCCGCGGGTCTGCAACTCCGGTGAGACGGCAACGCTTTTCAATCTTCATGAGGTTGGTGCGATAGATACCCTGGCCGCGGCGCGCTTTTACTAACTGCTCGATCTCTGTGGATGAAAGTGCGGGGGATGCGCTGAGCTCCTGCTGGATCTGGTCTTCTTCCAGCTCCATGAGCTGCTCATCGTGGAGCTCTAGTGCTGCGTCACTGGCCTTGCCTGCCAGGTCCAAGATCTTCTCGCCCAGTGCCTGAGACACTGATGCAAGGTACACCCCTTGGTTGCCATCTCCGTTGGCACGAATGGGCGAGTACTTCTCCGGAAGATGGCTGGCCAATACGTCC